CTTGAGGCCCGCGTGCAAGACCTGGAGCTGACTGCACCTGCTGTTAGTGCCCTCTCAGAGATCGTTCATGACCCTGATCTGGTCATGCGGAACTACCTGAAGGACAAAGAGAAGGTGGCATATATTTTTTTAAAGAGGAGGTTGATGATGAGTAAAACATTATACAAAAGACTAGAAGATATATGTGCTAGAGAATATGTTGTTAATAAATTATCTGAACATAAGTTTAGAACATTTGTCGACTTTCTTTATGATGACATAAGAACATGGGACAGACCTACAGATGTATCAGATGTTGATGTAATACATAGGGTAGAAGAACATCTAAGCCACATGGTAAGCCGTTCTCTAGCTGATGCACACATAGGTACTACCCATGACTAACAATCCCTTAGAGAGCCTTAGAAAAAAGTTATCTTTTTTACTTGACAACCTTAAAAATAAGTTTAGAATGCTTATAAAATCTAAACAAAATAATAAAATAATTATTAAAAAAGATATTAAAAATAATATTCCTAAACATTTAAAGGGATTAAATAATAAACAATTAAAAGATTTACAAAGTCTTTTTAAGAAGAGGATATAATATGAAAACACATTTGATGAAAATAATAACAGTAATGGTAGTTGGATTAACTATGTATGCTAGTATATTGTTGTTAGATAAAGGCATTAATAATAATGCAGATGAGATAACAACTTTAAACAGGAAGATAACTTCTTTAGAAGCTATCAATCTGGAACTAGAATCAGATATTAATAATCTTAATATGATTATGAAAGGATTGAGAGGAGCTTTAAACGAAAGAGAAATACAAGTAGATATTAAAGTTCAAGAAGCTGTTGATAATAAATGGAAGGAGCAATCAGCTACAGGTGGGTTAGGTGTATTGACTGGAGACTATGCAGAGTTAGAGGAAGTAGAATGATAGGAGAACTAATAGGACTTGCAGTTGTAATACTGTTTATGTTATTCTGTATAACAGGAGTTGCATTAATAGTTATGGACAAAGAGAGGGAAGGAAAATGATAGATGGTTTCTTAACACCCATGAACAAAGAAGAGTTTAGAATGTGGGAAGATTATATTATAAGTTATAATCATAGTAATCCTACAGACCAGATAGCTTATGAGGTCACATGGAAGGACGATAATTATAAAGTAAAATTATTAAACTTAAAGGTTGACAGAGAGGGAGAGTAGTAGTATCATAGATACTTATTTCAGGTATGTCCAAAGGTGTAGCCCTCAACTAACCTTCCTGAACCTAAAGACATACGATTATATCGTGCTAGTTACTGGTCTAGTGCCAAGAAAACCAGACTAAGTTTTAAAAGTTTTACAAGGTGTTCGAGCTACTGTAAAAACTTCTCTGGAACGATTAGGTCGCCTTGAAGAAGTTGTAGATGAAATGGGATGAGAACTAAACCGATTACCTTCCCTTGTAAATTAAATCCTAGAGTTGGTAAGGAGAAAGCTACCCTTACTGTATCACTAGGCTTACGGACTGCTAGGTAGCGTAGTCATGTCTATAAAGGAAAGCATTATAGATAGTCAGTCGTTCGGTGACTCTAAAAGATAATGTTCGAGTGCTGGGTATCACTTTAAAGTACCTACTTTTAACTGGAGGGTTATTATGAAATTATATTTTAAATCAACAACACTAGATAAGAAGATAGCTTGGACATGGGTAGACATGAATAAAGCATACTGGCTTAGTTGGATTCCTAAGAAGTCTGATATCAAAATCGTTACAAGACTTAACAAAGAACAAAAGAAAGAAGCACGTGATGAACTGTGGGAAGAGTTACAATCCTCTGCACAATTCACACGTGATAGAAACAATGCAAGACGTAGAGCAAAAAGACTTGCACAAACAAATAAAACGTGATAGAATCTGAACACTTAATACTAAAAAACTAAACCATTGGAGGTAAATATATGTATGAGTATGTAGAAGGAAAAGCTATGTGGGCTAATGTCAGCACACCAAACACTAAGTTTGAACCACATAAGTATGGAATCGTGGTGTTGACTGATGAAGAGACTGCTATTAGATTAGAAAATGCAGGGTTATCCAGAGTAAGAACCAGAGATGGTCAAGCTAAGTATGACGAACCTGCTTTCTCATTTAGTAGAAAAGTAGAACGACATGATGGGACTACCAATCCTGCACCTAAGTTAGTTGACGGAGACGGAAACTCTTTAGATGTTAGTCTTGGTAATGGCTCTGAAGTTACTGTAAAGATTAAACCCTATACAGGAAAGTACGGTACGTTTGCAGAGTTAATAGCTGTAAAGGTTACTAATTTAATTGAATATACTGAACCAAGTTCAGACAACGAGGAATTTTAATATGATTATTACTATTAAGAATGATGATGGCGAATCAGTCTATGATGTTACTAAGATTGAGGACGAACAGAAGAGAGCAGGTGCTAACGTATCTATCAGTAAGATAGGAACATTGAATGTACTAGTAGAGGCATTGAACTATGCTTCACAAGGACATCAAAGCAATCTTGAATCTGTATTAAAAGATAGCCCAGAGGCTGTCGTTGAACAAGAAGAAGAAGAAACTGTAGAAGATTCAGAAGACGAATCTTAATTCATAGTGAGGGCTAACATGGATAAAACTTGGGACAAGCTACACCAACCCTGTCCACTTTGCAACAGTAGTGATGCTGTAGGAATCAACGAAGATGATTCAGCAAAGTGTTTCAGTTGTGGAGAATTTATGCCTAATTATACTAACGCATGTGGAGGAAAGGATATGCAAACAGCAAGAACGACAACGACAACTAAACAACCTGATGTGGTAGACGAGGGAAAATTTTCAGCCTTAACAGACAGAAAAATATCTCAAGCTACAGCCACTAAGTACGGGGTTAAATGTGTACACGATTTACAAGGTAATATCGTTAAACATTTCTATCCTTTCTATAATGGACACGAGCTATCAGCTACTAAGGTTCGTAACGTAAGGAACAAAGATTTCTTTTTATCCGGCAGTTACAACGATACAGGTTTGTTTGGTCAACAACTTTTCAAGGGTGGTAAGTACGTTACCATTACTGAAGGGGAGTGTGACGCTATGTCTGCTTATGAACTACTTGGTTCTAAGTGGGCTGTAGTATCTATCAAGCGTGGAGCAAACGGAGCAGTTAGGGATGTCAAGGAAAGCCTTGAGTTCTTTGAAGAGTTTGAGAATGTAATCATTGCATTTGATAATGACAAGGCAGGTAAGGAAGCATCTATTAAAGTTGCTAGACTATTTAAACCTAGTAAGGCTAAGATAGTTACACTACCTAACGGATTCAAAGACCCTAACGACATGCTTCGTTCTAACAGACATAAAGAGTTTGTTGAATGTTGGTGGTCAGCTAAAGTTTATACACCCTCTGGTGTTATAAATGTATCTGAACAACGTGAGAAGTTTCACAATCGTGAGAAGAAACAAAGCGTACCCTATCCTTATGAAGGACTAAACAAGAAATTGTATGGTCTTAGGGCAGGAGAACTTGTAACTCTTACAGGTGGTACTGGTCTTGGTAAGTCAAGTGTTACAAGAGAACTTGAACATCATCTTATTAAGAACACTACAGACAACGTAGGTATCATAGCACTAGAAGAAGATTGGAGAAGAACCATTGACGGTATCTTATCTATTGAAGCTAACGCTAGGTTATATGTTGACCAAGAACGTGAGAAGTTTTCTCAAGATGAATTAGATAAGATGTTTGATATTCTCTATGACGGAGAGAACAAGAACAGGGTGTGGGTACATTCACACTTTGGGACTAATGATATTGATGACATCTTTACTAAACTTAGATTCATGATTATTGGATGTGACTGCAAGTGGGTGGTCGTTGACCATTTACATATGTTAGTCAGTGCTGTACATGAAGGAGATGAAAGACGAGCCATTGATACTATTATGACTAGACTTAGAAGTTTGGTAGAAGAGACAGGTGCAGGAATCATTTTGGTTTCACACTTACGTAGAGTTGATGGTAATAAAGGACATGAGAATGGTATAGAGGTTTCTCTATCTCATCTTAGAGGTTCT